GGAGGTTTCCCTCCTGCTCTATCAGGCAGTGGCCGACTCTCAGTCCCTTTATGGGTGCTGAGCTCGGTGCTCCGACAGTAGAAGACTACTGTGCCTGTCCGGGTAAATCCCCGGGTTGGTTTGTTTCTTAATCGAGGAAAATCCATGGCAAATCGGCGCAATTACTACACCTCTCTCCCAGGGCACATGGACTCGTGGAACTACGTTGTTGGTAGTTCTTCGGCCACGGTGTCCCCGTCAGCAGAGGCTTATAGGAACGCGTCCGATTATTCTCGGAATAAACCCCGAGGCCCTTGGCTTCCGCCAAGCAATTACTCGATGCAGGAAGCAGTCGACATTCGCCCTTCAGGTTCCTACCTGTTTACTTCAGGTCCCCAGAACATTAGCTCTGCGTCCGGTACATTGGACTCGGGAGGGATGTTAGGAGTCTGTTCACTCGGTCTTAGCAAGATCGGTGCAAGCGAATCGTTCCCGTCTGATATCGCAAACCGTGCTTTAATCAAGGCTCGGGCGCAACTTAAGGCCCAAAACATCAACCTTGGTCAGGCATATGCGGAGCGAGCACAGACGGCAAATCTAGTCGGAGATTCTCTCCATCGTTTGGCGGGGATAGCGAGCGCTATTAAAAACAGAAATCTCATCGGACTGAGGCGTTACTTTCAGTACGGTGGAGTTTCTCATATCGCTCGGGACTTCCCTCAAGCGTGGCTTGAGTTTCAATACGGCTGGAAACCTCTTGTCTCTGATATCTATGGCAGCGTAGCTGCCTTAGACAAGAAGAGTTTAGACCGATGGATGGTCACAGCAAGAGGTAAGGCGTCCAGCAGAACTCAGGGCGAAGTGGAAATTCACAACAGCGATAACCCGTTACAGAATTATTGGGTTAAAGCTGACGTGATCCACGGTTCGATGGCACGGATAGATGCAATTCCGTCCAGCGGTGCTCTGAAAACTGCTGCGTCTGTGGGCCTTGCGAATCCCCTTAGTTTAGCATGGGAGTTACTCCCATTCTCGTTTGTCGTAGACTGGGCGTGGCCCCTTGGTAGTTACTTTGATACCATGGATGCCATGCTCGGTTGGGACATTCGAGGCTTCAGTCAGTCGAACTTTACAAGAGCGACTTATGAAGCGAAGGGGGCTCCGTTCACGAGTAGTAACGGCTGGAAATGCCAGAACAACTGGAAATCTCGCCGTCGCTATGTTTCTCTGAACAGGAGTACAGGTAGCACGGTACCCTTTCCGGTGATCCCTCACCTGAAAGACCCGTGTAGCAATGTCCACATCCTGAACGCTCTCAGCTTGCTGGCTGGGATCTTTACAGGCCGTCGTACCGTCAAGTAATTTTGCTTGACGGCCACCCCGTTGTACAAACCGAGGTAAAGGCAATATGCCTGCAATCAGTACCCTGACCGTCAATGACGGTGCAGCAACTCCGGTGTCTCACACCTTCGCGTTCGCCGGTCAATCCGGTAACCGTTTCACCTTCGCCGACAAGTCTTCGGGTATCCCGATTGGGTACACGAAGATCACGCATGAAGTGCGTGATGCCAAGTCGGCAACGGGTGCGAACAGTGTCATCATCGGGCTTGAACTCCCGACGTTGTCGAGCGTGTCCGGTGTCAACACTCGAGTCCGTGTCAGCAGTGCTCAGGTTCGCCTGAACTTTGCCCAGGACTCGACGGACCAGGAGCGAAAGGATGCGGTGGCTTATGTCATCAATTACCTTTCGAACGCGACGATCCGCCCGGCCCTCTACAACACCGAGCCGTTCTACGGTTAATCCGTAGACGACTTTATGGGTAGAAGGCCTGACGAACTCGCCGTGCGAGCTCTTGGTGTCCCTTTGGGACTCTTTGCTATGAGGACTTTCCTATGGCTCATTACCGTCGCCGCAGCCTTGGGGCTGCTCTCGTTGTATGTGCTCCACCCCTCGCTCGAATTCACGAGCGCCTCTTCGATGCACTCGGACTCCAGGAAACCGGAGTCTGTGGTGCACCAGGCGGACGGGGTAACGTGTTCCTTTCCCAGCAACAGCCAAGTAGTGACGGAGTAAACGAGAATGAACAAGTGTCTTATAGACCGGATCATAACGGACCTGTCACGGCTTTCGGAGGACGAACGGCTTGCTCTCTCGAGAGAGATAGCGAACCGCTGGTTCCTTCCGACGACCATGGCAGGACTCGTAGACTGGCTGAGACACTTCAGTTCGGACTCGAGTACTTCAGCACTGAATGGCTCTCCAAACTCGATACAGGTGCCAGAGATGGCTCTCGATCGCGCGCGGAGGCTACTTGGGAGAAGTTCACGTTAGCGGAGCGTTCCTGTTTTGAGGTGAACCAGTATCTGAAAAGGAGTTGGAGAAACTCTCCATACGGTCGAGAAATTCATCTCGCTCGTAAAATAGCCTCTAAGATACTGGGTCCTTTCGACTGGAACGATGCAGCGAGATGTTTTGGGTGGGGCCCAGGCGCCACTACAAGGCTGACCCGACGATTGTCGGATGCTGCGCACAAATATAGTGGTACGCCACACGCAACGATAGGAAACGCGATCCTCGCCAATGCCGTATTGGATTGGAATCCTCTGTGGAAGCGGGAATTACCGCTCCTAACAGAGGATGAGGGCGTCGGGCACGTGAAAATCGTGCCCGGCAATCGCGTCGTCACTGTCCCGAAGAACTACAAGACGGACCGCACTATAGCCATCGAGCCCGATATGAACATTTACGTTCAGAAGGGGGTCGGTGGCCTAATGCGGGGGCGGCTGAAGGAAATCGGGTGTAATCTCGATGACCAGAGCCGTAATCAGAGGATGGCCCGAATAGGGTCAGTCTCTGATTCACTTGCAACGATCGACTTAAGCATGGCTAGCGATACAATTAGCCGTGCCGTGGTCGAAACGTTGATCCGTCCCGACTGGCTGGAGGCACTTGGGCAGTGCCGCAGTCCGTTCGGAGTTCTTCCTTCTGGTGAGAAAATATTTTACCAGAAGTTCTCATCTATGGGAAATGGCTTCACGTTTGAGCTGGAGACTTTGATCTTTCTATCTCTGGCTTATGCGTGGGCTGTGACCCATGGTGAGGAGGTGTCTCGTATATGCGTGTATGGTGACGACATTGTCGTCCCCAGCACCATGGCGAGCTCTTTCTGTGGCCTCCTTTCTTTTCTTGGTTTTAAAACTAATGAGAAGAAGAGCTACTGGGAGGGCCCGTTCCGTGAGAGTTGTGGTAAACACTACTTTCATGGGTACGATGTCACTCCGTTCTACGTCAAGAAGGTTCCAAAGACGCTCATCGACCTCTTCAAGTTGCATAACCAAATCTGGCGATATTGCTATCGTTGCCAGGATTGGTTAGGCCCTGAAAGGTCGAGGAAGCTCATGGATACCTGCAAGTGGTTGCGTTCTTATGCACCTGCTCGCTGGCGTAGGCCTTCGATCGTTGATGGCGTCGGTGATGGCGGGTTCCTCGGTTTGTTTGACGAGGTCTTGCCACGCCGCGCCCCGCATGGTTGGGATGGGTACGTTATTGATTGCGTCCTATCCCTACCGGTCCAGGATGACTCTTGCGAGTCCCCTGGGCTGCTCATGAAGTCTATGGCGAACTTGGAGAGGAAACTCTACCTTCGTTCTTCAGAGGCTCCTTGGGCACGGTTGTCACTTATCTTGGAAGATAGTGACGACGTCGAAGTGTTGCCTGTTAAAGGGCAACGGTATGTCAAGGGTGAGGTCTTCATATCGACCTCATTCTTGCATAGACAGTGCTCCGGCCTGTTACACCCGTAACTGGGTGTCGG